GGACATCCATAAGGATTACCACCACCACCACCACTTGTTATAACAGTAGTATCATCCCAATTTCCTCCAAAATTTGAACAACAAGAAGCATGGTACCATTTATAACCTCCATAATTTCCACAAAAACATGTGCCTGGAGTAACATTATTAAAATAATTACCCATACACATTTCAAAAGAATGTTGACCACAATCGGCACAATAATTAGGATCCCAATGTAATTTACACCCAGTAGCTTCTAATGTTGTCATAGTATTTGAATCTCCATTTAATGGATCTAAAAATATTTGTAATTCAGAACATCTAACTTCACATGCATTTAAAACATTTTCTCCGTATTCTGTGTAAGAATAAGTTCCAGATCCATCTTCAGGATCTATACACGCTGTTCCTCTTGGGACTAACCCTTGGCCGTTTGTTATTCCTTGATATCCTAAAGGAGGAGCTGTCCACATTGCGTGACAATTATAACTTGTATTGGGGCCTATTTCATTTTCTGATCCATCAAAAGTAATATTATCAGCAGCTCCTCCTTGTCCCCTATCTGGTGGTTTTAAAGGTATGTTACCTTCATTTTGGAATGATTTTAACCAATCTTCATAAAGCATATCATCAGGCATTGGTAATTGATTTGTATAATATAATCTGGGATGGGAAACATCTGTATGATATGCCCCTACCATAGGTCCTTCTGTTGGGTGGATATGGTATAACCCTATATATTCAATTCCATCAGCATAATATAATTCTCCTCCGTCTGTGTGTAAATTCTCTTGAGTTTCCATTGTGGGTCTAAAGAATTCATTTAATAAAGGATATAGGTAAGATATATTTTTAAATTTTAATTCAGCTGTTTTTAATTCTATAGCGTTTCCTTTATAAACATTACCTATTAAGTACCATTTCATACTTCCTACTTCATATAAGTAATGATCATATGTTCCATCTTGATTTTTTATCCTATCATAGGTTGTTTTTTCTATCTCAAAATATGTAGTGTGGTTTATTCTTTTTGCAAAATATCTTATCATATATCCTTGACTGTAGTCACTTTCTCTAGGGAATTGTTTCATTACAGGCATAGGGAGTGTATTAGATAAGAATGCTTTTATTTTTCTTTTAAATAAATTATATTTTAAAACCCTTTTAGTTGGTTGAGGGTTTTTATTCATATCTTCTATTACAGGTCGAAGAGGTTTTCCAAGAATTATATTATTAGTTCCTGAGAAAAATTCACCATCATTAGTTTCTATATAAAAACCTACAAAGTCTTCTCCCGAATGGATATATTCTAATTCTTTTCCATCTGTGTGTTTTATTTCTATTTGAGATAATGGAATCATTTTAAGTTACTTCTTCATATTCATCTACTCTTACACCAAATGGATATTTTCCTTCATAATTTAAAATAAGTAATGGGTTTAGAACAAAACCATTTACTAATCTATTATGATGTACTTTATGTCTTACTACTTCTCCTCCATATGTTCCTGGTAATGGGGTCATAAAACCACTAGTTCTATATTTACTTGGCCCACATTCTATATGAAGGTGAGGTGCTTGAGAATTTCCTGATCCATTTTCACCAAATAATCCTCCTGAAAGTGCTATTAAATCTCCTTTTTTTACTGTTCCTGATTGTTTTACTATTTTAGAACAATGACCATAAAGTATTTTTTTAACACTAGCATAACCATCTAAAACAGACACACTATCTGATAATTTTAATTGAACCCAAGCTCCCCATCCAGCACCTCTACCTGTAGGGTTTCCTTGACTATTAATTGTACCTTTATAATCAGAATTAGTAGATAGACCTGATGTTACTGTTCCATCTCCCATAGCATATAATGGTGTTCCTGGAGGAAGTATTATATCTAAACCTAAATGGCTATTATCCTTATGAGAAAAATCAGACTTACCATCTCTAAAAGGCCAATCTTTCCCTGAAATTAAAAAAGCATAAGGAGATGTTTTAGTTGTTCCATCAGGTCTAATATATGAAAACGTTTGATTAGTACCTATATCTGTACCTGTTCTTATATCCATAGTAGGATTTATTAATCCTATAGGTATTGATGCATCAATTCTATTTGCTTTATCTGGTAATAGATCCCCAAAGTCTATTGTATCGTTTGTTCCTGTTGGTGGGGTATCGTCTAACATAGATAAATAACCTGTAATGTCTACTGTCCAATCTTGCCCTGCAGTTATTTTATGAGTTTCGTTTTTCATAACAAATACGATGTTAGGATCTTCATATCCTTTTGGTAATTTTTCTTTATTTACCTTAAATATATTAAGGGGATGCATGCCAGCTATACCATCTATAGTCATATTAACAGTTAAGGGTATTATAGCGTTTCTAGGGCTAGATACTCCCTCTTTCCATTGTCCTACTTTAGGGTTTTTTTCTCCGTTAGCTAAATATTCAGGTTCTCTATGTTCAAGAGATGTTCTTAATTCATCTAATCCTCTAGCCATAGATTTTGCTGTTTCAGCTGATATTACTTTTTTCACAAATTCATCCCCACTCCAATCATCATCTAATAAATCTGATTCATAATTACTGTTGTTTTGTCTTTTTATAAAATGTAATAGGCTTTTAAGAGTATTTCTATATGTCTGATAGTCTTTTTTGTACATATTTGCTGCAGCTTCATTAGCATAATCTCTATAATCTTTGTCACCTTCTGTGAATCTATTTTTTATTCCTTTATGAAAAGCCTTAAAAGAAACTGCTTCTAAAGATTGTAATTCATTAGGGGCTTGAGCAGCTATAGATATGGTTGATGCAAAATCATTGTCTAGTTTAGATTGAAAATGAAAATCTCGAGATATAGAGTTTAATCCTTGAGGATTAAATTCAAAAATTTCAGCAGCTGCGTCTTTAGTACCCCCACTCATAGTAAAGTCTATTACTCTAGCTACATTAGGTCTCTCATGTTCTACATGTAATCCAAAATCATAATAACCAGCACATGCATCATTTACTCCATTCCATATTTTTGTTATCCAATCATGAAAGCTGAATTTCTTTTTTAATCTTCTTTGAGTCATTTCTTCTCCTAAACTATTTGTAGTTTGATATGATTCTAATGTTAACTCTTCGTATGTGCTAATTAAATAATCTAAATTAAACATAACATGTCCTATAGAATGTAAATCGGACTTTACGTTTTTAAAAGAAGTAATATTTTTACCATTTTTTATTTCTTCTTGTTCTTTTTTTACTTTTTCATCTGGGTTTGTATCCCACGCATTACCTGTTGTGTATTGTTTTTCTGGTGTCATTGAGGGTATTTGGTGAGGCATTAAACAAATATTATTGTCAAAACTTCTACCTAATATTGGGGGGTATTTTATAGAACCTGCCTCGTAATTTAATTCCCCTCCATAACCGTCTAAGCCTTGAGACATTAATTCATTTTTAATAAATTTTTCTTTAGACAAACCATTTGCTGGGGGTATAGGATAATTTTTACCTTTATCCCATTCCTGAAAAGTAGCTCCACCTTTATGTAAATCATCATATTGCTGTGACAATCCATGTAAATCAAAAGGAAATAAAGTTGATTCTTTAGGAGGGGCATAAGGAATATAATAACCATTTACTTTATTGCCATATTGATCTTTATCAAATTTTTTTCCACCTCCAACACCTCCTACTCTATAAGTTGGTGTATTTTTAGTTAAATATGTTAATTCTACTACAGCGTGTTCTTTCTTATATTTTGTAGTAGTTAAACGATTTAAAATTTCACAAATTAAATCCCATCTAACATATATTTTTTTTCTTATTCCTGAATCTGTAGCTGATTCGTCTTCTACTGAAAATTCTTTTATAATAGTACCATCTAACATAGCTTCTATTCCTATCCCTTCTATTGCTCTTATAGTAAGATTATCCCATTCACCATCCCATTCGTCATAATCATCAGTTGTTTTATGTTTTCCATTATATACAGCAGCACTACCTCCTGGAGCTACCTGTTCATGTTTTCTAAAGAAAGCTCCTTGGTTTTTTAAACCAGCAACAATATTTTCCCAATTCTTTTTTTGTTCATCTATAGATTTTTGTGTTGTTTTTGATAATTCTTTAATTAATACTTCTATTCTTTTAAATCCATCTACATACCCACCTTCAGATGTATCGAGTTCATTTAATTTAGCAACAGGAACATAATTTCCTTCATCATCAACAAAAAAATAAAATGTATTTGAAGAGAATTCTACATCATTATTAGATAATCCATATTCAGAAGGGTTCTGAACTTTTTTCCACATTAATGCTTCTGCGTCTTGATTTGGATTATCGTCGTCATGATAACCCATTACCATTTGTGCAAGTTCTGAGTCTTCATCTGGTTGAAATTTTGTGGGAAAATACCAATCATATTTTCCTTTATTTCCTATTATATGATATTTTTCATTAGGTAAATTTTCTAAAGTTTGAAATCCCCCTGGTGTATAACCAAATTTGCCTCCAAACCATTTTTGGTACTGAGTACCTACCATTGTTAAAGCTGCTTTATCTCCTGCTTTGTCTAAGTTGTGTTTTATGGATCTTAAATAATATAAAAAATTATCTATAGGTTCTACTTCCCCATCGAGCATTTTAGCTATTTCTACTCCTCTAATTCTTTTTTTTTCCTCATCATTATGATCGTCATCTTTTTTCTTAGCATAAAACATATCAAGAAAATTGACAAATTCATAATTTGTTAGTCCTACCATTTTAGGAACTAATTTTATTTTTGATTTTAAAGATTCTAATATTTCTCCTTGTGCTATTATTTCTGTTGTACAGATAAATCCTCCATCATCTCTTTGCTTAAACATAAAATTTTTACAATAACCTACAAACCCATCATAATTTCCACTAGATTCTATTTTTCTTTCTCTAATTTTTAAATTTATTTCTTCAAAGGTAGAGTCTTCAAAAAATTTATCTAATATAGGATATCCCTCATTATTAGTATATCCCTCATTATCAATAAAAGGAGTCCATCCCCATTCTAACAAAATAGGATAACCAGGTCTCATATATAAAGCTTCTAATACTTCTAATTGTCTTCTATTATGACAAACCCAATTTACTGTAGCTTCTCTAAGTGAACCATCTTCAGATTTAGTATCTATAGTAGCATCTAATATACCAGGCATAGGAACTATACCATAACCTTCTTTAGCATCAGATCTTAAAGTAGGATCCCCATATGCTTTAAAAGAATCTGATATACCCCCTTCATAAATTCCAAATCTATGGGTTCCATTTGACATAATTCCACCTTCTAATACCCAAAGTTTAGCTAAATTTTCACCTACAAATGCTGTTTCTTGGGGTTCTAAAATATTATTTTCTTTTCTTATATCTACTCCTGATGCCATTCTTACCATACATTGTCTTTCAGTAAGATATTTATGAAATAATTGGTGACGTTCTGCAGATGCTTTTATTTGAGGATAAGCAAATTCAATATCGTCTTGTTGGCCAGGAAGAGTTCCTGCTATTATAGTTTCTCTTTCTATATTCCCTAATATTTCTTTTCTTAATTTTAGTTGTCCTGTAACATAAGGGTAAAAGGGTTCGAATATTCCTTTAATTGTACTCATAACTTATTTGTTTATTTCTTTAAATGATTCTATTATAGGTGAAAGATTTGTAGGTATTCTAATTTCTAAATTAGGTTTTAAATTATAACTATCTCTTCTAATAACATCTGGGTTAGCTGCTGTTATTATCCACCATAACCTTACATCATTATAAAACTGATGTGCTATAGAATCAAGTCTATCCCCAATTACTGTTATTACGTATATATCGCTTTCAGAAAGAGGTATATCTGGATATTTAATATTAGTAAAATATGGTTTTCTATCTTCTCTAGATTTTATATTAATGTTTCTTGATCTATTTATCATATTTAAAATATAATTTTATTATAAATTTAATCTCCTTCTCCTTCTGCAACTATATCGTTTGTCCACCCTTCATCTGTATTAGGTCCTATAAAAGGTGCTTCTGAGCTGTTTCTTGGAAGGAAAGAATGAATTGGTTGATAATTAATACTAACATCTAATACATGAGGTAAAACTAACATGTCTTTATCTTTTCCTGATAAATCCCCTGTATCTGGGTTTATTTGTTTATCTAGGGCAATTTCCCATATGTAATCTTTCTGCCAAGTTAAATCTACACTAGTTAACATTCCTGGTATTCTACTAAACCAATCACCTACGGTTAAATACATGTATGGGGTTCTTATTCTTCCATAATAAGCACTATAATTAGGGGCAGTTTGAGCTACTAAATAATTTAATTTTTGATATAAAGGTTTCATTTCCCAACGTGTTTGAGCTGCTATTTTGAATCCTACTGATATTTTTCTACTAAAACTATCATATGTATAAAGAGGTTCTCCCCTTCCATTATATTTAAATTCATTATGACGAGCTGAATATCCATCATTTATACTGTCTATAAATGCTCTAAATCTTATCATGTCATTACCTAAATAATGAAGACCATCAGTGTCAGATATATTAATTTCAAATTTAAAATCCACAAAATCTTTTATAGAATTAGGGTTATTAGTAAGACCATCTACTGAAGGTGTTAAATCAATATCACTTTCCTTATATATACTTAATTTATTTAATTCGTCTATTTTACCATCAAATTTAGTATTATATTCTAATCTACCTGGTTTGAAAGGATTGTTGAAATTTATAACTTTTTGTAATCCTTGTTTTTCTTCAGGTTTTCCTGGATCACCTAAACTATAATTTTTTTCTCTAAGAAGGCCTTTTGGTTTTTTATCTACATCATAAAAATCTTCTTCTCCTAAATAAGTACCCCCTCCAAATTTATCTAATCCTAATTCTGATCCTAAATCAAAATCTCCAAATGTAGGTAAAGGGCCTCCTCTTCTTACATATGATATTCCTGCTGTAGTTACTGAAGCAAGAGTATTTATACCTAAATTGTATAATTTTTGAGGTCTTGGGTTTTGTGATTGGAGAAGTACTTGTTTTGTAATAAAATTTATTCCTTCTCCTGTTAAAAGAAATTTACCTATTCTTTTAGCGTCTAGTAATCTTCTACCTACAGCTGCTTGAATTCCTCCTCTTGTAATGCTATCGGGGGTTGAACTTTTATGACTAAAACTATGCTCAAATTTAGGTTTAGCGTTTGAATCTTCAATATCCCAACTAACTCTACTACCTAATAAAGAATTATTACCATGAGGTATTTTTTTTGAGCCTGCATTCTGTCCACCTGTCCCTACCCTATAGGCATTAGGATCCTTAAGTAAATTAATTAAGGACATATTTTAGCTAGGTAAATTATCAAGATATTCTGAAGGTGTAGCACCTCCTATATCTTGGAATTGAGATTGATTAGGTGCAGGTTGATAAGTATTACCTGTGGTAGTAGTTACTTGATTGTTTAATAATTCTACCATATGGTCTGTTGTTTCAAATGGGGAATTTCCTTGTCCGTTATTAGTAAAAAAAGCTCCGTCTTGAGGGGCATTTTGTCCTACATTGGCTCCTGCTTGTAATCTATAATTTCTATCATATAGTGATTTTTTTTCTTTTAATGCCATAATTTTTAATTTTATTAGTTATTAATTATTTATTATTTATTATAAATATAACTTATCTATATCTTGTGTTATGATGTGTTTCAACATTGAAAGATAGTTTTTGATTATTAATTGATTTATCTATTCTTTCTAAAATATCATTCATTCTACCAAAATTTTCTGTTCTAACTACAGATTCACCTTGATCAAATATAGCTGATCCTTTTTCAAGAGTTACCATTTCTTCAGCACCTAAATTAGCATATGATCGTATTTTAGGGGGTTGTGATGATTTATTTTTAGAAGCATCCATTTTGGAAAGCATACCTGTAATAATAGGAAGGGCTACAAGTAAACCTATTCCTGCTGTTGCAATACCTATAGTCCACGCAGCTCCAACAGATGAAAAACCTAAGGCTGCTCCTAATGATATCATTGATGATACTAATTGTGTCATTTTAATTGCTGACATAGCTATAAATAATGTTTTTAATGTTTCTGCACTTCCTAATATAGCTCCTAAACCTTCAAGTAGTCCTCCTAATGGTCCGTCTACTAAATCTACCATTGATGTTTGAAGTTTTACTATTAAATCATTAAATTGTTGTTGAATATCTCTCGCTTCTAAAGATTTAGCTAACTCTTCATCTCCTACGTCTCTTGCTTGTTGTGCTAATTCTGCTAAGTTTGCTTGATTATAAACCATATCTGCCATTTGATCTGCTGACATTCCTAAAGCTGCTGCTAGTTTTTCTTTTTGTAAAACATTCATTCGAGCAAATTCTAATTCTCCTCCAGCATTTGCTTTTATTTCTTCTGTTAAGCTTTCATAATCTCCTGTTAAAGCATATAATCTAGCTTTTTCTAAACGAAGTTGTTTACCTGTAAATAATTCTGCTGTTAATTCTGCTTCAATAGATGATTGGAAATTTAATAAGTTAGAACTAATACCTGCTAGATCTTGAAGTGTCATACCAAATTGTTTGGCTTTTGCTACTGCTCCTGCAATGGCTGTTATATTATAACCTAAATTGGCTCTTATTATACCGGATATTTTACCGGCTTCATCCATTACTTTATTAACATTTAATCTAACACCATATTCTTCTTCAGTAGCAACTACTGCTGCTCTTGTTTGTCTAGTTACTTCGCTTGCATGTATGCCTGATTTTTGTGCAAACATTGCAAAGTTTGCTTGTGCTTCAGCAGACATACCCGTTAACTTACCTAATTTAGCCATTTCTCCTACTATATCGTTTCTTATAACGGTAGAAGCTGTTCCTAAAGTAGCATTTAATTCAACCATGGTTTTATTAGTATCCATTGAATTAATTGCAGTATTACCTGTTTCGGCAGCAACATCTGCCATTCTTTGTCTTAGAGCTAAAGCTTTTGATTCAGATAATCCTAATTCCTTTCTAAAGGCAGTTTGTTGTTTACTTACTTCTGCCATTCCTTTTGCTATAAAAGAAAAAAGAGATATTGCAGATAACTGTCCCATTCTTTGAACTGTTACTACTTCTTCCCAATTTCCTTCTAAAATTTCAGTTAGGGTTCCTGTTTTGTCTATTTGATCTGCGTATTTTTTAGCATTATCTAATAATAATGATCCTAGTCCTTTTGATTTTTGATTTTCTGTATTTGTGTCTTTTAGTTTTTTTAATCTTTCTTCTTCTGCTTTTAATACTTGATCTAATTCTTCTTTTTCATCTTCTAATGTTTCCTTTATTTGATCCGATGCTGATTCTATCCTCTCATTTAATACTGCTCTTTTTATTTCTATCCTTTCTAATGCTGCATTAATGTCTTTAGAGATATTCTGGCCCTTATTCATTTTCATTTGCAAATCTACATGTTTTTCCATGCTTTTTGCAGATGATCTTATAGAAGAAACTATATCTCTTCTGTATGTTTCTGCTATATTTTTAGCTACATTGTCCATATCTTGGGACCCTTCAATAGCATTATCTATAGATACTTTTATAGCTTCTCCTATACCAACAAGAGCTTTATACAGATTACCGGATTCGGCTGCAGCCTCTCTAATGAGTTTTTTACCTCTTTCTAATTCTTCGTTTGTATTATTCTTTTTAGCCATAATATATTACATCTAACAATAAATATAGAAAAAAGAAAGGCAATAATGCCTTTACTTTTTAAAATTATATGTAGAAGAAGGATTTATATTAGGACCCATTACATTTTTATTAGGTGTAGTTCCCTTTTTTCTTTTTTCTATTTCTTCATTTTGTTTTTTATTATACTCACTAATCTTTTGAGTGTGGAATCTTCTTAACCAAATAGGCATATTATAGACATCGTAGTATTGAAATCCACCACCACCATGGAATACTAGGTCATGCACTTGGTCAAATATAATCTTCCTATATTGTGGCGTCAGGCCAAAAAAACCCAATACCAACAGGGATATCAATTGTAGTGATATTACCACTCTGGTCTTCATAATCATATGATAAATCGACACTCGGCTGGATTTTTCTAATATAGTTTCTTAATTCTCTTGCATCTCGAGCTAAAAATTCATTATCTACAAATTCTCTAATGGTTTTTTTCTCATAATCACCGTCTATTGAAGTAACTATATGTTTTAATCTAGTAGTTAAATCACTAGATACATTTTTATTAACTTTTTTTAGACCTTTTAATTCTTTTTGGATAGATTGTTCATCACCGTGGGTTAAGAATTTAAAAGTTATTTCTTTTTTAGATGTAGGAAGAGTAAATGTAAATTCATTTTTACCTTCTATTACTAAAGATTCATCTAAAGGTTTATCTTCAATATTATTTAAATCAATTGTTATTTTTTCACCTCTATATTCAAATGTATAATCACTACCATAACCTAAGACACGAGCTGCAACTAAAACAGCATCTTTATCTCCTGTTAATAATTCGTTATAATTTATAGGGGTTACTATTAAAGATTCTAATAATTTATCAATTACTGTACCATTATTTATTAAGTTAGGATTTGTTAATATGTCTTCCTCACGGGCAGTCATATATTTCATTTCTATGATTCCTTTTCTTAATGGAGAGTCTTCTGGATAGAGTAAACCTTTTGAAGGCAGAGTAACTTCCTCTGCGGGGAATTGTGTTTTTTTCTGTTTCATAACGTTATTTTATTTAAAACTAGTTCAGATATACATATATGTAAAAACAAAAAAGCGCCAAAAAAATAGCGCTTTTTTTATATATAATAAATAAATTACTTAGTAATTTAGGATAGCATAATCCATTACAATATTCATTGTAATACTAACAGGAGCATCTGAAGTCCAATCCATATCACCAAAAGAGGCATTTTGACAATAAGCTCCTTTTAAAATCCATTCTTCAACAACATCACCTACTGGTCCTAATGTTTTAATTCTAATATCTTTTTTATAAAAATCTGAATAACCATCTCTACCTGTTACAGATTCATGTGATAATCTAACCCATTCCATTACTGATTGAGCTCCTGACGGTGTTATAGGGTCATAAAGTTCACAACTAATATTTTCCCAATTAGCTTTACCTTTAATCTTTCTTTTCACATTAATATGGTCAAGAACTATTTCTCCAAATGAGATTGTTGGTCTTGATATTTTTTTAATTAAATATGAATCGATGCCATCAATATTCATTAAAAACCTATTTTGTAGTTTAGGTTCGAATGCTGTGAACATCATTTGGGTTGAATCTATTATCGCCATCTTTATTTTATTTTAATATATTTTTATTATTCCGTTATAAATATAATCCTTTTTAATTTTTATGAAGGAAATGTTGCTCCTGTTGGTAGTATATTAAAGTCAAGTACTATAAATTCAGCAGTTTTAGCTGGTTGTAAATAAACAGCACCTACTAATTGATTTCTATCAATTACATCTGGTGTATTATTACCTTCATCCATTTGTACTCTAAACGCAAATAATCCTTGTCTTTGTTGTACTGATTCTAAATATGGATTAACTATATTTAGGAATCTATCTCTAGTTTCTATTGTATTTTGTTCAAATAATAAGTATCTTGAAGAACTTGCAATAAATTTCTTAAGAGCAATTAATAATCTTCGTACATTAATTCTATCTAGTGCTGTTGGTCTTTCTTGTAATGTTTTCTGACCCCAAATACAAACTCCTGTTTGTGGGAATGTTGCTATTGGATTTATTTTATTATCATATAAAACATCTCTTTCAGCTTGACTTAATCTTATTTTAGCTTCTAATACATTACCTAAAATACCTCTATTTAAACCTGCTGGTGCAAACCATTCTGCTCCTATTCTATCAGAAGCTGCTATAGCTCCTGGTACTATTACTGATGGAGGGACAAATACTGGTTTGTTTTGAGCTGTGTCTAATACTTTAACCCATGGATAATAAACAGCAGTATAATTACTATCTAAACCAGCTACTACACTAACTGCATTGTTTACTGATGAATCTTTACCTGCTAAATCCATTACAAAGAAAGCGTCTCCTCTTTCTTCACACATATCAATACCTGCATTTGCAACTAATGAATGGTATTCTTTAATAACACCTGGCATAGATAACATATTAATATCATATTCGTCTTGATTTGATAAAATGTCTAATGCCTTTTTATATCCTTTATATCCTGCTTTAGACGTTTCATTCATATCCCATCCATATAAATTATCTCCTGAACTATAAGTTCCTGCTGGTGAACTTTCAGCTCCTGTAAATATAGGAGTCCATGGTGCTATACCATCTTGTCCTCCTTGGAAAGGGATTGAAAATTTAATTTGACCTGATGTTGGTCCATTTTCCCCTGTTGGGTCTAATGAAGCACTTAATGAACCTGCCCATAAACTTGATTCTGAATGACCATCATGATTTTCAACATTAAATTCACCTGCTTTATTTGATTCAGCTGAATCAGGTATAGATTTAATAAAGTTATCATTGTCTGATTCTTTATCTGTAAATCTCCATCCTAAAAAGGCTTTGCTACTATATACATTATCTGTTCCTAATGATTGTGAAGATTCATAAGAGGCAGAAGGGAATTGAGCTGCTGAAAATAAACCTGCTGAATATATAGGGTTTTGTACAGCGGAAAATCCTTTAGGAGATAATTTTGGAGAAGCTGATTTTGCTTCTATTGATGGTGCTACCTCTACTCTAACATAATTAGAAATATTAGGATAATTACCTTTTAATTCAACTTTACCTAAAGTATCATTATATTGAGGATATCTATCTCCTATTTTTCTTGAAATGTAATTAGGACTGTCTGGGTTTAAATTTATATTGTTGTATTGTTCTAATACAACAGGACTTTTGTCTTTATCATTGTATCTTCTTACAAGTACAGAGAATGATGAATATTGTTCTTCTCCGTCTATATCATTTGGTTCTCTTAAATTCTGAATAGAGATTTTAAAATCTTTATTTGTTGAAGTACCGTGATTAAGTGTATGGAATTTAAATAATTCTTTTGTTGTTTTATCAGAACAATCAGCTCCTACACAAACTCCAAATTGTTGAGATCTAATAAAGGGTGTAGAAGCATAGTTATATTTTTCTTCATTTAATCCTCCATAAGTCATACCAGCTGCTCCTACAGGTACTACTTGTATCATAGCTGTTTTACCTAAAGATGGGTATCCTGGTATAGTTCCAACAGCTCCCATAGATTGAGATTGTAATGTTTTAAAGTTAATGTAAGTATATCCTTGCGTTCCTGCATAGTCTACTGTTGATGTTTTACTATTATTGGGGCTATACCCTAATTGTCTTGGTAAATAATCAACTCTAGCTGGATCTAATGAAGCAGAAAATATATTATGAGAAGAAGGTGTAGCTTCACCAACTGAACCACTTAAAACTATCTTAAATGATCCACTCATAACACTACCACTTATATTTTGTGGTGTATCATCACTATCAATATCACCATCTGCATCACTATCTACAGCAAGTAAAGTAGATATTTGAGTTTGTGATAAATCTGGTAGTGATTGAACTGTATCTTTTGAAGGGTATATGGCACTTAATATTACACCTGTTGAACCTGGTAGATATGCATTTGGACTGAATCCTCCTTCAATTGCTGAATTTCCTACACCTCCTTGTCCTGCAACTATGAATGCTGCTGAACCTGTTGTACTTAATGCGTATCCTCCTCCTGCTAATACTCTACATACTGTTACTGATCCTGCGTTTTTTAAGTATTCTCTTACTGTTTGAGGTACAAAAGTTTCTGAACTTAAGGGTCCAATCT